ACAGCGAACTATAGTACGGCGCAATGTTGTTGACGGGATTCTGGCCGGTGTAGAATGATGCACCGCCAGGCATGTGTTTGGGGAGAAACGAGTCCGTTGGAACGATGGCAAGTGGCGTGACACGTTGGGTTTCGACGAGCGTGATTTGACCTTTTCGCTCATTGTAATCGTTTGCAACCATGCACGTAAACGAAAAGTTTCCGAGTGCAGAATTGGCGGGAATTGGTAGAAGTCTCGTTCCGCCTCGTGCAAATCGATATATCATTCGGAAGTATGACAGATAGTCAATGTTCGAGAAGAACGCTGACGAATATCGTGCAAATGGAGCAAATGGATCTATTACATACTCGCCGTACGAGGCACCAGCTACAACAACAGTCGGAGCTTGGATCCAGCATGGACGCATGAGAACGTCCTTGATGTGATGGAACTCGTCAGGATTGCATATGTGCTCTTCTCGTGAGCCTGTGGCTGGAATAAGAGGTGGTGCAGGCATCGAACGAATCATGTCACGCGTCAAGCCTTGAGCAATGAATTCTTCTTCTATCGGCGGTTCAGGGTCGTTTGTGGTCGTTGTCCAGTTTGCACGCAACCAAGCGTCGTCAGGGCGTGCTAACTGGAAATCAGGTCCAGCAGATGTCCACACGTTGAGGTACACAGTCGGAACAGGCACTGTTGGATGATTCAATTCATTGAGAACCGAAATGCGCAGATATCCGATCGGTGGCGCATCATTCGGAAGCAATCCAGCGCCAGTCAACGTTGGCATCCATGGCCTGAAGTGGATGTATGGAATGCTGAAAGACACGGTAGTCTGTTGTTGAATGTCGAGTATGAGCGAAGCTGCAGAGGCAAACTCATTTGAATCGAGCATGGTAAGCGTGTTGAGTGGAATGAATGAAACACGCAGACGACCAACGTGCATCTGTGAGCATGTTATCTGCAGATGATATCGGATAGTGCCACGCCACAACAGGCATGTACGCGACACCCACGACAATAGAGTTGGAAATATGCGAAGATTCGCACCACTAGCGAATTCTGCACACGGTGTGACACCTGTCTCCCAGAGACCAGTGTTCACCACATCATCTGCCGACCACGTCATTCCAGCTGCAAGCAATGTTGGTGTTTGAGCAATATGCAGCATCGTCATTTCATTTGGTGATCCACCAACAAGGGCAGCTTGTGGTGAAACAATTGAGTCGGCGGACAAAGCCAAATTTTGACCATCCATGAGTCCGTGCGTGTTTGCCATGTTGGTATATTGCAATACAACAGGTTGTATAGCACGGATAGAGACGGGATTTGTCCAGCCGAAATGGTTGGCAACCATTGCGCCGGCTCCAGTCACAGCAGAGACACCAGCAGCAACAACGCCAATCTCGGGAACAAAACTGAGCATACCGGATATTGTTGATACGGTTTCAAGGATTGTCCCGACAATTCCTTTCTCGCTTTTTTTCCTTCTGCTCTGCTGTCGCACGTTGTGCGATAAACGGATCTTCTTCTGCTCCAACAAACGGTGGCAACGGGTCAAGTTGACTCGAAGTGGACGGGCGTGGTGGGGTTGCAACAAGCGTAGCAGGTAATGTTGCTTGGGTCTTGATAACTCGCAATGGTATAGTATACGCTATTGGGTTATAGCCTGCCACGTCAACGTCAACGAAGTTGGCGAAGATAGTGAAACTCACCGGTGTTGGTATCCCTGATGAGTTGGAGAGCGGATTCAGGACGTGAATGTTGAGCACGCCAAATTGGAACGCTACATCTCCGATTCCAGCTGCGCCAAATGTTCCAGTCGTATAGTACATTGGGATGTACTGGTATGGTAGAGCATACGGCAGGATGAATTCGTGCACTTCATTTTCAGAAGGAGAAATAGTGAATGAGGGGCAGCCAGAAGCTGAATAGATGTTGTTCGTAGCATATGTGAAATCAAGCGTATTGTTCCACTGCGGAGAGTACGAAACAAGCAGCTGGCCAAAGTGAAATTTCGAGCCGTTGATACGGAGACCAATTTTGACACCAGCTCGAAAATACGTGAAATTCTTGAGCTTGTCCCAAATTTGCGGCACGGAAAAGAGAAAGTTCGGAAATGTGACTTGTGCAACTAATGAGCCCATTGGTGCACTTGCCGGCCATTCACCAGTGTAATAGTACACGCGGCTCAGATATTCTGTGAGTGATTGTTTCATGTACGGATCGACGGGTGTTGGTGGCACATTCATTACATTTTGTGGGGTTGTCAACGTGACGACCGACGAGTCACTGAATGTGGTGATCTCGGTCCGCGTCGTCACATTGTCGGCATTTGTGGTTGAGGAAGCCGTATCCTCTTCAGGTTGCATTTCTGTGGTGTTTTTGGGTGTTGATTTGGTAGTCGTTCCGTTGATCAACAAGTCTCGGGACGACGACCGCACAGTCTTTGTTTTACGAGGCACTCGCGTCAGCTGGGCCCTAAATAGGGTCTCCTCGAATTCCAGGTCGTAGCAGCAGTCAGTGCCGTGTGCGGTTTGTGGCACTGCTGAGATCACACGACCAGATCCCTCCGCCCCCCAATACTCCCCGCTATGATAATAGTCGGTGTACGGGAGACGGAATGATCGTCCTTGAGCAAATGTGTACACGTGTTGAGTGAACTCATCGAATTTTCCTCGACCATGGTGATACATTTCTCGGCACGCCGCCAAAAAGTTGGCGCGTGTTGCTTCATCGTCATCGTTCGATTGTCGTATCCAATTGACCATTTCAGTGATAGAATCCATACTAAGAGGTGCAAACACTCGTCCGCACTCTTCGCGAAATCCGCGTTTCAGGTAAGTCAATTCCTCAATTGGTAAATACGGCACGTCTTCGTTCATTGCGGTTTTGTTTGGTTGATTGTAAACGATGCCATACCCTGCAAAACATCGCGAGATGTTCGGCATGTTGAACCATGGCACTGCTGGTGAGACGCACGCAATATTGTCATCACCATATGTTTTGAGACACACGTTATCACTGAATGTGGAGATATGTCCGCCAAGCTTGATATATACTATTCGCATCATGATCGAATTTACGAGCGAATTGATGACTGACGTCATAACAATGCCAGACGGATTTCCTTGTCCGACACGATACACATCTCGTTCAGCTAGATGGAATGCGGCAAACATTGTCTCAAACAAGCACTCACGTACGTCATTGTTGTTGTCACTATAGAAATCGTTGATGATGTTCACAACGGCCATGAGCAATTGGTATGATAGCTGCTTGTCGTAATTGGAATAATCACCGCCAATCCATTTCCCATCCGGACGCAACATATGGTGGTACATTGTTGCCCACTCATCACTATGTGGATTAAGTCCGACGGAACATTCACCATACACATGATTGTACATTACGTGTGCAGCAAAATGTTGACAATACATCCTCACGGCCAGATTGAGATCGAACGGTGCGACATTGAAGATGCGTGTCTTTCCAAGTACAATTTTCTCCTTCTTCACACGCTCATCTTTCAGGATGTCGACAAACAACGTCATTTCGATCTCACGCTGTTTCGCCTTTGCAATACGCGTATTGAGCATATCAGCAACACATGCTTTGATATCTCGATCACCGGGTTCTCCATCGACAAAATCGAACTTGCCAGGTCGGTTTGTGCGTGCTGTCACATATGGATAACCTGGTGACGTATGCATATTCATTGGCGGTATCCATTCGTCTCCAGGAATTCCATTCAGTGCTTCTTTCACAGACAACACTCGCGCTTCATTCTTATATGGCGATGACATGCTCAACAAATCATTTCGGAAGTGAGCAACAGCATACGCAACGATATCCTCCTCAAACGTCACAAGTGGCACTTTCTGTTTGAGGATACCATTGCGCAGCGGGTTAAGCTCGCGAGTCGGTGCAAGGAGTGCCGGTCCTGTGACGTCAGGGAAGACGCCAAACAGGGGTGAGCACTTGATGTTTGTATCACTTGGCAACCGAACTTGTTTTGATGGCATGACGCGACCATAGTGGGCAAGGCCCAATTGTTTCGACACTGCGCGCTTTGATTGTGCGGTCATAACACCGTCGCGTGGATCAAGCATTGGAACAGATATAGAGATATCATTCCAATCGCGCAAAAAACTGTACAGGAATTCGCGTGATACGGGCGTTGTGACGCCACGCAAGTTTGATCCAGCGACGTGTATTCCAAGAATGTGACCACCCTGCACACTTGCATTGAGCCATATCAATGGGGCACCACAGTATCCAGACAACGTGACACCACGATACACAAATGATCGAACGATGTGTATATTTTCAGCGTCTTGTCCGTCGTGTGCAGACACAACTTGGTAATCCAATACAGTGTCTTTCTTCACGTTGTCGCACAATGCAATCATTTTTCCATTATTGTCACCATCGATCACCCACAACATGGCCTCGTTGAGG